TGCGTTTAGAATGTTAACCCTCAAACTAGGTCAAGCAAATGTCCCGCTCATTGTCACAAATCATACATATGATGTCATCGGAGCTTACGTACCAACTAAAGAAATGGGAGGAGGTTCTGGACTCAAGTACGCAGCAAGCACGATCATTTATCTCAGCAAAAAGAAAGAAAAGGATGGAACAGAGGTGGTCGGCAATATTATCAAAGCTAAGACTGCTAAATCGCGTTTGAGTAAGGAGAACAAAGATGTTGAAGTCCGTCTGTATTATGATGAGCGCGGTCTTGATCGTTACTATGGTCTTCTGGAACTTGGTGAGATTGGTGGACTCTGGAAGAATGTAGCGGGACGTTACGAGATGGATGGTAAGAAAATCTATGCTAAGCAAATTCTTTCTAATCCAGAAGAGTATTTCACTGAAGAAGTGATGCAAAAACTTGATGAGATTGCAAGAGAAGAATTTAGTTACGGTAAATGATTAAAGTTTTAAAAACTGAAATCAACGTATCTAAAGTTGTAGAACAACTCAAGAAATATCCACAAGACTGGGACCACCAAAAACATCTTAAAGATTCTCAGTCTTTGGTTGATAGGGGATTTGCAGACTTGCCAGTAAGTGCTCTTCAACTTATAATGGGTGGAGTTAAAAGCAAAGAAGACTTTGTTGGAGACTCTGAAATTAATATCAAGACTCCCGCATACGAACATCACAGTGAAATAAGAAAGATTATACGCAAGCACTTTGGAAATGTAGAACTACATCGTTGTGGATTTCTTTCTTTACCTGTTGATGAAATTGTAGGAGCACATATTGATGAGGGAACTTACTATCAAACAAGAGATAGATATCACCTTTCTATTCTTGGTAGATATCAGTATTTCTGTGGAACAGACACAGTGATTGTTGAACCAGGGACTCTTTTGTGGTTTAATAATAAATTACCTCACGGCACCGTTAATATTGGTGACGAGACTAGAATAACGTTTGTATTTGATATACCGCATGGAACAAGTTGAGTTTCTTATTCTTCGCAACCTTTTGCATAATGAAGAATATGTCCGTAAAGTAATTCCTTTTCTTAAGTCTGAATACTTTGAGGACACTAATCAGAAGATTGTATTTGAGGAAATTCTGAAATTTATTCAGGAATATAATGAACCCGCTACAAAAGAAGTTCTTTGTATTGAAGTAGAAAAGCGTCAGGATATCAATGATACTTCTTTCAAAGAAATCACTCATTTGATTGGATGTCTTGATGATGTCCCTGCGGAGTTTAATTGGTTATGTGACACAACTGAAAAGTGGTGTAGAGATCGTGCCATCTATCTTGCTCTTATGGAATCTATTCATATTGCAGATGGAAAGGATGAAAAGAAAAATCGTGATAGTATTCCTAGTATTTTGTCAGATGCTTTGGCAGTATCTTTTGATACTCACATCGGACACGATTATCTGTTAGACTATGAACGACGTTATGAGTCCTATCACAAAAAGGAAGACAAAATTGAATTTGACTTAGAATTCTTCAACAAAATCACAAAAGGTGGTTTACCTAATAAGACTCTCAATATCGCTCTTGCTGGTACGGGTGTTGGGAAATCGCTGTTTATGTGTCATGTGGCTAGTTCCGCCTTGTTACAGGGCAGGAACGTACTCTATATCACTCTTGAAATGGCGGAGGAGCGAATTGCTGAGCGAATTGATGCCAACCTTCTCAATGTCCCAATTCAGGATATTGTAGAACTACCAAAGCAGATGTTTGAGAGCAAGGTCACCAATCTTGCAAAGAAAACTCAAGGTACACTTATAATTAAGGAATACCCTACAGCATCTGCTCATGCTGGCCACTTTAAGTCACTTCTCAATGAACTTGCACTTAAGAAGTCATTTAGACCTGATATTATTTTCATTGATTACCTTAATATTTGTTCTTCCAGTAGGTATCGGGGAAACAGCAACATCAATTCTTATACGTTTGTCAAAGCAATTGCTGAGGAACTTAGGGGGCTCGCCGTCGAGTTTAATGTCCCAATTGTCTCCGCTACTCAGACCACTCGTTCAGGTTATGGTTCTTCTGATGTTGAACTTACTGATACTAGTGAGTCCTTTGGTCTTCCTGCTACTGCTGACCTTATGTTTGCCCTTATTAGCACTGAAGAGTTGGAGGGACTTGGACAGATTTTAGTGAAGCAACTGAAAAATCGTTATAATGACCCAACCATTCATAAGCGTTTTGTGATTGGTATTGATAGGGCAAAGATGCGTCTTTATGACTGCGAACAATCTGCTCAACAAGATATCCTTGACAACGGAAAGGATGAAGAGTATGATTATGAAGAAAAGAAACCTAAAAAATCATTTGAAGGATTTAAATTCTAATATGACTAAAGTTATTGATAGCGATAAGTACATTGAGTTTGTGCGCCAAACCACAAGTCCTGCCAGCAGTGACTTTGCACAACTTCTTGCGCGAATGACAGAACTTGAAGCAACTCACGATGCTGATGTTCCTCGCCTTCTCACTGCTGCTCTTGGTATGACTGCTGAGGCAGGTGAATTCACTGAAGTTGTAAAGAAAATCATTCTCCAAGGCAAACCTTATAATGAAGAGAATGTCTTTCATATGAAGCGTGAACTTGGTGATATCTGTTGGTATCTTGCTCAAGCGTGTATGGCACTTGATACAAACTTCCGTGAGATTATGGAAATGAATTATGAGAAACTGAGTGCTCGTTATCCCGAAGGTGCATTTGATGTTTATCGTTCTGAGAATCGTGTGGAGGGAGACCTGTGAGCGAAGAAAAACAAGTAACAGTTAAAATGGATGCTCGTGCTGCCGCTGCAGTTCGTCAAGTTCTATTTGAAGCGCAACGAGGATATACATATGATGAGGTAAGTGTTCCACCTCGTATTGCTGATATTCGTTCAGTCATTCAAAGTATTGATGATAGTCTAGGTGCGGTTCTTGGTGTTTAATAAATACCTAAAAAACCTATGTATTACTCCGAGTGGGTTAAAATTCTAAAAGAAAAACTTGAAAAAAAGGATAATACTAAAAATAAATCTAAAAAATCTGTAGATAAAGACTTTGAACATTATCCGATGGAACTAGTTTAATTTATAAATACCTAAAAAAGTATTTGTAAAATGGATCCCAAAGAACTACGCGGTTTGCTGGAAGCATACTCTGAAGTTTATGCTCCTCAAGAAGAAATTGAAGAGGCAGTAAAAGGTGCTTCTCGTCACGACACTGAAATGAGAAAAGCAGCAGCATCTGAAAGAAGATCGGGTGTAAAAAATCGTCTATCGGCATCTGCAGGTAAAGCAAATGCTGATAAGATGGAAAGAGACGTGAAATATATGGATAAATTGACTAAAAATAATAAAATCATTGTTGGAATGGCTCACGAAGAAGTAGATATATTTGATACTGTTCTTGAGTTCCTCCAAGTAGAAGGATTTGCAGAAACTTTGGAAGAAGCAGAGTGGATGATGGCAAATGTGATTGATGAGGAAGCGATTGGTATTATTCTTGGCGAAGCAATCACCAGCGAAAAGGGTAAAGCAAAAGCAGCAGCAATGATTGCTGCTCGTTCTACTCCTTCTGGTAGAGCAAAACCAGGACAAGGTGCTTCTGTTGCTGCAATCAAGCATATCGGTCGTGCTAATGTAGATAATCTTGGAGGAACACCACCTAATCTAAAAATTGCTAAAAATCCAGTTAAGTCTAGATCTTATGGTGGAACTGGAAACAAAGCAGCAAGAAGAGCAGCAGCACTTCGTCAAGAAGAGTTTGTTGATGAAGCACAAGAGGCTCGCAACAACCCCGAGAAGTATGAAAGAGAGCAAGCGAAAAAGTCTGCTCCTGTTCGTGGAGAAAAAACTCCTATGCCCCCAAGAGGTGATAAGCGTAGAGAGGACTTTGAGAAGTGGTATGCTGCTAATGTCCGCTGATAGATAAAGCGAAAGATTACTCTTACCCACTTGACTTTTAGTTGAGTGGGTTTTATAATATCTACATTAGGGGATATAACTCAGTTGGTAGAGTGTCTGCTTTGCACGCAGGAAGTCAGGAGTTCGAGTCTCCTTATCTCCATTTCTAAATACTTGAAAGAGTATTAATATAAATGGCAAACCAAGGTCTGCAATTTGAACACGCAGTAATGTATGTTGCTACATCCAGAATAATTGATAGAGATTCCGAGCAAGAAGCGGAATTCAATAATTCTGCTAAGCAATGGAGCAGTATTCCTCAGAACATAAAAAATACTGCTGAAAAAATTGTTCTTGATATGGCACCATCTACTGAACCACAAAGACAAAATTATTTTAAATCATTTAAAAAAATGAGCGGTGGTGGAGAGGAACCGAAAACTGATATATTGTTTAAAGTTGGAACTAAAAAATATAAGTGCTCTATGAAATGGGGGAAATCTTATCAATTGACAAGTGCTGGAGTTGATAAGTCAGTTCAAGTCTTTACTGAGGTTTTAAAAAAAGTTGCCAAAGATATTAACCTTAATAAGATGGATGTTAATACCTTAGGAAATTTGCAGTTGGTGTTAGAACAAATTTCAAATAAATTTGAAAATGCATCTGGAACGATGGACCAACCAACTGCTAAAAGATTAATGAACGATGTAAAAAAAGCCGGAGGCATAAATGAACAGTTGCAAGATATACTTGGGTCTAAAAGAGCACCTACTGGAGATGTTGCATATGATGCGTTTAAATTTGAATTGACAAAGGAATGTATGACTGGCGAGATGTTATTTGATGGTGATGATAGATCAGCAACTCATTTATTTACGGAAGATGGCATTAAAGAAATAACGGATGATGTTGTTAGAGATGTTATGAAAATTGCAGGAGTTAGATTGTCGTTAAAGGGTCGGGGAACAAAGAATGGAGTTAGACAGAATGCAATTTCTATAAGATATGAGGTTTGATAAAAATAATAAATAAAAGTATATCAAAACACAATATGAAGAGTTTTTTCAAATTTTTGTCTGAAGCATCAGAATCGCAAGCAGCAATGCAGGCGAAGAAACTTGGATTGCGCGGAGACGGCCACGGCGGATGGGTAGACCGTGCTGGAAAGTATGTTGCAAGAACTGATAAAGGAAAACTCAAATTCATTGATGGACGCCAAGCGGCACAACAAGAACTAGGAGCAGCAAAACAACCTACAGGAGCTGCACCCACACCACAACCAAAAGCATCGCCGCAAGCACCTGCATCTGCATCTCCTAAAGCATCAAAAGGAGCATCAGAGGAGCAAGCACCAGAAGATGGCGATACTATCACTATCGTATTTGGAAGATTTAATCCCCCCACAGTAGGGCACGAAAAACTCTTAAAATCAGCAAAGAGAATTTCTACTGGTGGTGCAATTAAAATTTATCCATCAAGAACTCAAGATCCCAAAAAGAATCCTTTGGATCCAAATACCAAAGTTTCTTATATGAGAAAGATGTTCCCCGAATTTGGTGAAGTAATCATTAATGATCCAGATATGAAGTCTATCTTTGATGTTTTGGTAAATGCAGATAAAGATGGATATTCAAATGTAAATATTGTAGTTGGATCTGATCGTCAATCTGAATTTGAAAATCTTGCACAAAAGTATAATAATGATCTTTATCAATTTGATTTGATTCGTGTTGTTTCTGCTGGTGTAAGAGATGCTGATGCGGAAGGCGTGGAAGGTATGTCCGCATCCAAGATGAGAAAAGCGGTAATGGATGATGACTTCCAATCTTTCAGAAGGGGAACACCAAAAACTCTTGATGATGGGGACACACAAAATCTGTTTAATGCTGTTCGTCAAGGAATGGGTGCAAAGAAATCAAAACTTAAAAAAGAAAGTTACAATCTTTGGGAAATCGCTCCAAAGTTTGATCAAAGAACTCTTCGTGAAAATTATATTGCAGGAAAAATTTTTAGAATTGGTGATAAAGTTCAAAACTTAAATACTGGATTAATTGGTGAAGTAATGCGTAGAGGAACCAATTATCTTATTTGCGTCACTGAAGATGGAAATATGTTTAAATCTTGGATTAAAGACGTGATGGAATATACTGAAGTGAAAATGGAAAGAAAAATGAGAGTACCGGGAAAACCGAATACATTAGTAGGAACTGGTGGATATTTTAAGTATGCAGTTGATATGACGCCAGGATTTAAAAAAGGAGATAAAACCAATCTTCAGTATGGTGCAAAATCATATAGTGGATATAAACAATCTAGTATAAAGGAATTCCTAAATAAGTATAAGGTAAAAAGTAAGTAGAATTGCAATGTCCACCAATCCTCTGAATGATATTTCCAGAGTTTATCTGGAACAGGTTGCTGAATCTTCGCATCTTGAGACAGATATGAAGAAGCGTCGTGAAGAAAACGAAAAAGCAGTTGAAGATATGAAGAAGACCGCTTCTTATAAGAGTATGGCAGCAACTGCAGCGAAAAAGTTTGACGAAGCAATTGATCCTAAAGGTGCAGCAAGACAAGATGCCACAAAGGAAAAAAAGAAAATTGATGTATTTGCTTACGATAGAAAGATTGGTAGAAAAGATATTCCACCTGCTCCCAAAAATGAAGCATTAGATCCAGTAGGAAAAGAAGATGCTGACATTGATAATGATGGTAAGAAGACCAAGAAAGATAAGTATCTTCTAAATCGCAGAGAAGCAATTGCTAAAGCAATTTCAACTCAAGAAGCACTAGACCCAGTAGGAAAAGAGGATTCTGACATTGATAATGATGGCGATGTAGATAAGTCGGACAAGTATCTTCATAAGCGTCGTAAGGCAATTGGCAAAGCAATTGCAAAGGAGGGATATTCGAATTGGAGGCAAGATCTTTCCGAAGTAATTAAAGATACTGAAACCGAAAAGAAAATTACCGAAAAGAAAGTTAATAATAAAATTGTAATCAATCCAAAATTAGATCTTGGTGAAGCAGTAGAAGAAATGGGCGGAACTCTTCTTGAAATGGTAGAGATTGATGAAATGGATTATATTCTTGAAAGTGTTTATGATGAACTTTTAGAAGAAGGATATGAGGAAGATGATATCGAAGAAGCGATTGAATATTCATTAACTGAAGCAAAAGTAACCTTCGGTCACGATACTGCTCCCGCAAAGAAGAGAAGTGGATTAATGACTGCTGCAAAAGCAAGACTTTCTTCTCTTAAGAAGTCTGCAAAACAGGCAGTAGCAACTGGAGCAAGGAAAGTTGCTAAAGGTGCATTGGGTGTTGCTCGTAAGATGGAATCTGGCGATAAAAAACCACGTACCGCAGCAAGAAAACCATCAACTTATCGTGGTGCTGGTGTAGGAACAAAGGAAAAAGTAAGCAGTGGATCTTACAAAGCACCTGAGAAGAAGAAGACAGAACCAGTTTCTGATCCTTGGGAAGGCAGTTACAAAAAGTCTTCTGAGGTAAAAGCAAAACCTAAAAAAGCAGCTGCACCAAAAGCAAAGGCACCTGCAAAAAAGAAAAGAACTAGTAAGTTAGATGCTCTTCTTGCTGATGTTAGAAAAGAAGAAGTTCAACTTGCTGAAAAAACTCTGACTACTTCTGAAACCAAAAAGAAAGAAGAAATTGTAAAGTCAATGAAGGACAAGGCAGCAGACTTTGAGAAGAGATATCCTGGTCGTGGTAAAGAAGTAATGTATGCTACTGCCACTAAGATGGCCAAAAGGATGACTGAGCAGGCAATGGAACTTCAACCTAAAAATCAGTCACAACCACAACAAGATCCCAAAGCAAAGGTAGCAGTACAGAGAGCAAAGTCTGCAGAGATTAATATTCTCCAAAAAAGACTTCAAGCAATTCGTCAAACACCAGCAGGAACAGCAGTTACTGGGATTGGAGGATGATTTTCTAAATAGAGTTGGATACTCTCTATACGGAGGTCATTATGGGTGCAGTAGTAGCAGTGGTAAAACCACTTTTAATTTCAATTGCAACACATCCAGCAGTTAAAAATCTTGTTCTCGACCTACTGAAAAAGTATGTTGATAGTACAGATAACAGCATTGATAATGTAGTTTATACTCTGGTTAAGGAAAAACTTTTTACTCCTGAAGTGTGATTACCTGTTTTGTAACTAACTGGGGAGTAACCATTGTCCTTGGTCTATTGTTAACTGCTTCAGAGTGGTTAGCAAAAACAAAAAGATTTGAGGAGAATGGTTTACTTGATTTAACAACTAACTTTTTGAGAGTTGTTTTACGCAAAGGGGATCAAAAGTAAGGTCTCCTTTTTTTATAAATATCTTATAGCAAATAAAATTTTATCGGAAGACAGACATGGCACTCTGGGGAAACAATGATAATGTTGGTTCTGGCGGAATAGTATCTCTTAACTACTCCACCCTTATTGTAACTGGTTCTGGCACCACTTTTGGTAACGCTGGTGCGGCAAAAACCGGTGATGTAATCAGATTTGGTTTTCGTGGCACTGGTGGTACTTATTTTGGAGATGCTGTAATCGTAGGTATTGCTAGCACAACCCAATTAAGTATTGCATCCACTGCTGGTCTTAGTGGTGCTGCTATTGCTAATACTTCTTTCTATATCAGTGAACTTCCAAAATATACAGTTCTAGATGCTACATTTAGTCAAGCAGGTTACGGTGTAACTGACAAACAAGTTTATGGAATTTCCACTGATGGTGTTCCTGCAGCATATCGAGGATTTACTCATCAAGGTTGGGTAGGAATCACAACATATGTTGACTGCCAAGGAAACTTTAGAGTTAAGAGTGAAGTTTTAGTTGCGATGTCTGGTATTACTACTGGATCTGACGGAATTTTATATCCAACTGCTAGATAATTGACATATGATTTTTAATGAATTGAATGAGGATAATTTCCTCTTATTTGCAATTAAACATTATGAAAATCCTCAAGCGGTGACTAAAGAGGATTTTGAAAAAGATTTAAATCATTTCAAATATATTAAAAGACTTTTGAAACGATACAAGAATACGGGTGAGCTAAAAACTCACCTTCTTCTTAATCACTTTATTATTCTTTATAATATTTTTGGTGAAGCAACAACTCCAATGTTGTTCTTTAAGATTGAAAAGGATTTATGGTCCTCTATGAAAAGTTTTATTATCTTTTTGAATAGACTTCCCGAATATCCAAAGTCTACCATACACGATATACAAGTTGATTTAAATTGTTTATCAGAACTTCAAAAAATCTACAATGGATCCCAAGAAACTTGATAAAATTATTTCTATTGTGAGAGAGCAAATGGTAGCAAATGCACCAGGAACTCAAGGTGGGTTTTCTGGTTCTGCAGATCTAAAAGGACCTGTTGCTGGATTTGATCCTGTAATGGGAACAACAAGAAGAAAAGGTCCTCAAATTAAACTTCCACCAGGTTCTCGTAAACGTTGGCAGAGGAAACAAAATGTTTAACCCATCATCAACAGAAACAAAAATAGCTCTACTTGAAGAGCGCATTAATGTTTACGAGCAGATGATGGAACGCATTGATACTGCGATTCAAAAGATTGGTGAGACGAGTCAAAATATCAGTCAAATGCTTGCTGTTCATAATGAAAAGATTGAGCAATGTAATAGAACAGATAATATTATTGTTAAGATGATTGAAGATATCAAAGAATCTTCAAAAGTACAACACGAAGCAATTAGTAAAGAACTTGGAGAAAGAATAGAAAAGGTTGAAGAAAAAGTAGAATCACTATCAAAATTTAGGTGGATGGCTGCAGGAGTAGTCGCCATTACTTTAATTTTTGCACCAGTTATTACAAACTTTATTTCAAATAATTTTTCATCTCACGTAGAAGAGATAAAGAAATAAATAATTGAGTGTTGGCATAAGATGCCAATGAAAACTCAAAAGAAAGTAACTCTGTATACCCTACAAAAGGCAACCAATTCAGTCATTAAGTGGACCGCAATAATGACTGCTCTCTGCCTTGACAAAGCACGTTAATCTGGTAGAATAGATCCACAGGTTAATGTTTGTTTATGGACTTTGTTGATGTAAAATACATCAATTTGATATCTTCTCGTTTTCAAAAATTCAAGAAGGTAAAAAATAATCTTTACAATTTTCGTTGTCCGATTTGTGGCGACTCTCAAAAAAATAAAAATAAGGCACGAGGATATCTGTATCAAGTAAAAAACAATACAAACTTTAAGTGCCATAATTGTGGTGTTAATGTTTCTTTCAATAATTTTCTCAAGCAGATAGACTCTGTAATTTACAAACAATATACTTTTGAGAAATTTAAAGACGGAAAGACTGGTAGAAACTTCACTGTTGAAGAACCAGTGTTTAATTTTGAGACACCAAAGTTTAAACCAAAATTAGATTTACCAAAAGCATCAGAAAATTCTGATGCAAACGAATACTTGATAAAGCGAAAGTTAAACCCACATAACTATTATTACGCCGAAAAATTCAAGTCGTGGACCAACTCATTAAAAGAAGTCTTCGATGATACTACTAAAGATGAACCTAGGATTATTATTCCTTTGTTCTATCAAGATACCCTTGTTGGATTTCAAGGCAGAGCACTTGGTCCAAACAAGATTAAATACATCACCGTAATGTTGAATGATGATGCACCAAAAATCTATGGACTCGATGAAGTTCAAAACGAAAAAACTGTATACATCACAGAAGGTCCCTTCGACTCAACTTTCATTCCAAACTCTATTGCTTTGTGCGGCGCTGATGGTGATGTCAGTAAGTGGGGCATTCATGATTGTGTTTGGATATATGATAACGAACCGCGTAATCGAGAAATCCTATCAAGAATTTCCCGTATTATCGAAGTGGGACAAAAAGTTGTCATCTGGCCTTCAACAATAAGGGAAAAGGATATTAATGATATGGTTTTGTCTGGACTGGATGTTCAGTCTGTGATAGAATCAAACACATATTCTGGTTTAGAAGCAAAACTTAAATTTACTACCTGGAAGAAAATATGAGTAACGGCACCAAAGTTAAAAAGCGCGACGGACGAATTGAATCTCTTGATTTAGAGAAGATGCATCTAATGGTTGAAGAAGCGTGTAAGGGTCTTGCAGGCGTCTCTGCGAGTCAAGTTGAGATGCAATCGGGCATCCAATTCTATGATGGTATCACCACCGCAGAGATTCAAGAGATTCTGATTCGTTCTGCTTCTGACCTGATTGATTTGGATCATCCAAATTATCAATATGTTGCTGCTCGCTTGTTGCTATTCTCTGTTCGTAAACAACTTTATGGGAAGATGAAAGAACTTCCTACTTTAGAGCAACACATTATTGAGTGTGTTTCTGTTGAAGTTTACGATAGCGATATTTACACCAAATATTCTCAGGAAGAAATTACAAAAGCGGATAGTTTCATTGATCATGATCGTGACTATCTTTTCACTTATGCAGGTTTACGTCAAGTAGTTGACAAGTATCTGGTACAAGATAGAAGCGGTGGTGGTGTATATGAAACTCCACAATTTATGTACATGATGATTGCACTGACTATCTTTGCAGAGTATCCTAAAGAAACCAGAATGTCATACGTAAGGAGATACTATGACGCAATCTCAAAACACAAAATCAACATTCCTACACCAATCATGGCAGGTGTTAGAACCCCACTTCGCCAATTTGCAAGTTGCGTTCTTGTTGATGTTGATGACACCCTCGATAGCATCTTCAGTTCTGATATGGCAATTGGTCGGTATGTTGCTCAAAGAGCAGGAATTGGTATCAATGCAGGTCGCATCAGGGGTATCAACAGTAAAATCCGTGGCGGTGAAGTGCAGCATACAGGTGTTGTCCCATTCCTCAAAAAGTTTGAAGCAACTGTCAGATGTTGTACACAAAACGGGATTCGCGGTGGAAGTGCTACTGTTCACTTTCCAATCTGGCACCAAGAAATAGAAGATATTCTAGTTCTTAAAAACAATAAAGGAACGGAGGATAATCGTGTTCGTAAACTTGATTACAGCATCCAAATCAGCAAACTTTTTTATGAAAGGTTTATTCAAGATGGTGAGATTACGCTTTTCTCCCCACATGATGTCCCTGGACTTTATGATCGCTTTGGACTCCCTGGTTTTGATGAGCTCTACTGTGCATATGAAAAAGATTCGTCCATTAAGAAAAAAACTATTAAGGCACAAGAACTCATTCTTAACTTACTCAAGGAACGTGCGGAAACGGGTCGTGTCTACATTATGAACATAGATCATTGCAATTCTCACTCTTCCTTCAAGGATAAAGTTGAGATGAGCAATTTGTGCCAAGAAATTACTCTTCCCACATATCCCATTCAGCACATTGATGACACTCATGGAGAGATTGCACTCTGCATTCTTTCTGCTATCAATGTTGGTAAAGTGAAATCGGATGAAGAACTTGAGGAACTTTGTGAACTTTCGGTACGTGGTCTTGATGAATTGATTGACTATCAAAAGTACCCTGTAGCAGCAGCAGAAATCGCCACCAAGGCGCGTCGTTCTCTTGGTATAGGATTTATTGGTCTTGCTCACTATTTGGCAAAACTTGGGTACAAATATGGATCTCAAGAAGCTTGGGATGCTGTTCATGGACTTTCTGAATCTTTCCAATATTATCTCCTGAAAGCATCTAACCAACTTGCAAAAGAAAAGGGATACTGTGAATATTTTGGACGCACAAAGTATGCAGATGGGATTCTTCCTATCGATACATACAAGAAGGATGTAGATGAAATTTCTTCTATCAAATTAGAACATGATTGGGAAAGTCTTAGAGCATCAATCTTGGAACACGGTCTCAGGCACTCAACACTGTCCGCACAGATGCCATCGGAGAGCAGTTCCGTTGTGTCAAACGCAACCAATGGAATCGAACCACCTAGAGATTACTTGTCCGTTAAGAAATCAAAGAAAGGACCACTTAAGCAAATTGTTCCTCAATATCATACCCTTAAGAATAATTACACGCTTCTTTGGGATATGCCTAGCAATACTGGTTATATTAATATTGTCGCAGTTATGCAAAAGTTCTTCGATCAAGCGATTTCTGGAAACTGGTCCTATAATCCAGAAAATTATGACAACAATGAAGTTCCTACTTCAGTGATGGCAAATGACTTTTTGACTACATACAAGTATGGGTGGAAAACTTCTTACTACCAAAACACTTATGATATTAAAACTGATGAGGTAGTAGAAGAGAAACCTAATCTTCAAGATTTGCTAGGTGAGTTAAGTTCAGTAGAGGAGGGAGAGTGTGAATCCTGTGCAGTTTAAGATTTCTTCCGTAGAAGAACCACAAATGAATATTAAAGGAATGACCGTATTCAATACGGAAAAAGTGGATACTAAAAAGCAACCAATGTTTTTTGGAAAACCACTTGGAGTTCAAAGATATGATTCATACAAATATCCAGTCTTCGACAAACTAACGACCCAACAACTTGGATACTTCTGGAGACCCGAAGAGGTATCTCTCCAGAAGGATCGTGGTGACTATCAAACATTACGTCCTGAACAAAAGCATATCTATACTTCTAATCTGAAGTATCAAATTATGCTTGATTCTGTTCAAGGTCGTGGTCCTGGTATGGCATTTATTCCATACTGCTCACTTCCTGAATTGGAAGCGTGTATGGAAGTGTGGGGATTTATGGAGATGATCCATAGTCGCTCATACACATATATTATCAAAAATGTTTATTCGGATCCATCCGAAGTGTTTGATACAATCATTGGCGATGAACGTCTTCTGGAACGTGCTAGAAGCGTTACAGAGTCATATGATGACTTTATTCAGTCTGCACAAAGTTATGGTACATCTAATGATTGGATGTATAGACTTGAAGGAGTAAACACTGCAAAGGAAACACTCAATGATGTCAAACGAAAACTGTACAGAGCAGTCGCAAACGTTAACATTCTTGAAGGTATTCGGTTCTACGTTAGTTTTGCTTGTAGTTTCGCCTTTGGTGAACTTAAGCTTATGGAAGGATCAGCTAAGATCATCTCTCTTATCGCAAGAGACGAAAACCAACATCTAGCACTTACTCAAAATATTTTGAATAAGTGGAGAGAGGGCGACGATCCTGAAATGCAACAAATTGCAAAAGAAGAAGAAGAATGGGTTTATGCAATGTTTGATCGCGCTGTAAACGAAGAAAAGAAATGGGCAGATTATCTGTTCAAAGATGGCAGCATGATCGGACTCAATGACAAGTTGTTACAACAATATGTTGAATGGATTGCAAACCGTAGACTAAAAGCAATCGGTCTTAAACCGCAGTATGATATTTCAGCAAACAATAATCCACTACCTTGGACTCAGCACTGGATTTCCTCTAAAGGTCTCCAGGTTGCTCCCCAGGAAACCGAAGTAGAAAGTTATGTAGTCGGTGGAATTAAACAAGATGTGAAAAAAGACACATTTAGTGGTTTTAAATTGTAACAATCAATTTAAAATTTATAGATAGAGGAGGTAATACTCCTCTATTTTTTTATGATTCATATCACAGACATTTATTCTTTAAAAGCAAAAGTAGAAAAACTTAAATTTAAGTTGGACGAAGAATCAATATCATCCCATGAGAAATGGATTGCTAATAAATATCTGAATCATGTTTTAGATTATATTGATGAGTTGCGATTACGATAATCCGTGGTATTATAACGGTGAACCTTTTGAGTCTAAAGATATTGAAGATTATTTTGGATTTGTTTATTTGATAGAGAATAAACTGAATAGTCGAAAATACATAGGTAGAAAATATCTATGGCAATTTAGAACTCCAAAGGGTAAAAGTCGTAAAGTTAAATCAGAATCAGACTGGAAAAAATACTATGGGTCTTGTCCGGAACTTAAAGAAGACATTATCAAATTTGGTAGAGAGAATTTTAATCGAACTATCTTATCATTACATAAAACAAAGGGCAAAACAAACTACGAAGAGACAAGACAACTATTCACGAATAACGTACTCACAGAGTCCCTTGACAATGGAGAACCCGCATTCTACAATAGCAACATCCTCTCAAGGTACTATCGAAAAGATTATTATGAACGCAACGACTGAAGATATTGTTGCTCACGTTAGAGAATGGTCTCTCGATCGTGCTGCAGATAAAAGTATTTCAAAAGCAGATGCTCGTGCCATCCTTGCAGAGTTTTATGAATGGATTGAACCAGAAGATGACGAACTTGAGATTGTCTCTCTGGAACCAGAATCTTGACAAATCCTAAATAAAAACTTATAATGTTTACAACCCACCCCTCAAAAGGTGGGTTTCATATTATGAGACTTTGAGAGTGAAATTAGAGCCGTGGGGTCTGCCCTCTGAGAAGAGGGAAGTGCGCTTTCCCTATACGGATGTAGAGTTCAATTTAAGTTAGTGCAAAATTTCTTTACAGTAGCCCTGCCTCTCGCGGCAATGGTTACAACCAATACGGCAACACTGCCATTGTTTCCACCTCCTCCCGTAAGTGCTCCGCCATTTGCAATCGTTAAGGAGTTTGAAACACCGACAGCAACCAAAGAGGTTGTTCCTGAAAAGCCAAAAGAGAAGAGGCTAATTTGTAAAGGGTGTAATGAACATGAGAATGCTACCCTGGCATACTTCCAGGATCGTGGTATTAAAGACAGAAACGCCCTTGCTACCATTATGGGAAATATTAGACAAGAATCAACATTCGTTCCTAATATTTGCGAAGGTGGTAGCAGAACCAGTTGGAGTAACTGCGGTCGTGGTTACGGACTGATTCAATGGACATCTGCCAATCGTTATTATGGATTGGGTGATTTTGCTAAGAAGTTTGGTGGTTCACCATCATCACTTCATACGCAACTTCGTTATCTAACGACTGAGGTTCAATGGCAACGAATTGAGGATAGGATGAAAACTCCGGGTAAATCTATCAATCGTTACATGGACTATGCGTATAGTTGGATTGGTTGGGGGCATCATGGTGCCCGCACTTCGTATGCTCATGAGTATGCTTCCAAACTGATCACGGTAGAAGTTTGATACAATAGAATATACAACCGAATAATAAATAGAGAGGAGTGTTGCACTCCTCTTTTTTATGTTTAATTTTAACTTCGGAAAGAAGAAACCAGATAAGAAGCAGATAATCCTTATAAGCGTTGTACTCAGTGGTATTGTGGCAACACTCTCCCAATGTACTGGAACGTCTTCAGAGCGTCTCTGGGACCTTCTAGACGAGGCACAGAGGACGTTCTTCCCTCAGACCATAATCAACGATGTTCTGCTCCAAGATCCCAACCTCATCAAGAGGAGAGTAGAACGTGATGTAGATAAAGCCATTCGTGATTATGAACGCTTGACAAGAGAGTCAGAACCACCTAGAGTACCTTTGCCACGGTTAAGCGAGAAAGCTCCAGATGGCTCTGAGGCTCAAAGATTATTGGGAGGTGAAATGAGGTTATGTGCTCCTTGGGTTGACACCTGTCCCAAGGACTGATATGATATCAGAGTTGAGGGCAAGTAGCATAATGGATAATGCAGCATCCTTCTAAGATGTCGATTGGGGGTTCGAGTCCCTCCTTGCCTGCCTTGCTTCAGTGGTGGAACGGTAGACACAGCGGACTTAGAATCCGCCGCCTTAAAAAGCGTGGAAGTTCAAATCTTCTCTGGAGCACTTGACAATCAAACCTAAATGGTTTATAATTGTCTCATGCGAAATTAATTCAGCGGTAGAATGTCTGCCTTCCAAGCAGAACGTCAGGAGTTCGAATCTCCTATTTCGCTCTTGGTGGCACTCGCTAGGTAGATAACCTAGAAAGAGACTACCATTCCCTCTGGTAGTCTATTGGTAAGGACAGGCGGACAACGCACTGGGAAACTGGGTTCGATTCCCAGACAGAGGACCATTCCCCTATAGCTCAACGGCAGAGCAGAGAGCTGTTAACTCTAAGGTTCCTCGTTCGAATCGAGGTGGGGGAGTTGGAAGTGATCCTGCGATAACCTCAAGAGCACTCCTTCCAACTAAAACCTAGAATATTTCTAGGTCAGGGGGATGGCCTCCCCTGTTTCGGGCGATTAGCGCAGCGGTAGCGCAGTTGCTTTACACGCAATTGGTCGGCGGTTCGAATCCGTCATCGCCCACTTGATAAATACTTAAAAAAAGTATAATGGAAAAACTGTTTAAACTCTTAAGTGATGCTCAGTCATCACTTTTTGTTTTGTTTCATAAAACTTGGGCATTTCATTGGAATGTAGTTGGAAGTGATTTTACTCAACTTCATCAACTTTTTGGTGGACAGTATGAAACTATGTTCGAAGAGATTGACAGACTCTCTGAGCATATGAGATACTTAAATATTAAACCACTGAGTTCACTTTCAAGAATGCTTGAGGTTACTCAAATCAAAGAAGCAGCAAGTTCAACAGGAGCAAAAGAAATGCTTCAGGAACTTCTTGAAAATAATGAAAAGTTTTGTGAGTTAATGCAAGAGATTTCAGAAGAATCTGAATCACAAAAGCAATATGCAACTGCTAATTTGGTCCAAGATTTAATGGAGTCTCACGGAAAGTTTGTTTGGATGTTAAGATCACATTTACAGTGATAAGGATGAAGGACAATGTTATCGATAAGATGCAAAGATTGTAATAAAGAATTAATTGGACACCCTACAAAAACAATTACTTGTGGGTGCCCTAATATGTCTTCAATTCGTGGTGATAAAATTTCAGCAGTTGACTTATCACGAGTTGTTATGCTAAACTCTTTAAAAGAAAATCAAAACAAAAATGTGCTGACTTCCCAAGATATTGCTTGGCAAGAAGCACGTCGCCAGCGTAAAGTGAAGCGACTTGATTTTGAAGTCCGTTGAGGACTTATTTGGAAGGAGTCCGGTTGGTCGAGGACACCGCCTTGAAAGCGGCTGGGTTTAAAAGCTTCGCAGGTTCGATTCCTGTTCCTTCCGTTTAAATGGTTACAAATTTAACAATTTCTTCAACACTGTTACGTATTGAACACAAATGATTGACTTTGGAATTTTAATGATTAGTATATAGTAGTATATTAATCTACAACTTATGGATCAACGCACCTATGATAATTGGGTGAAGATCAAAGAGACTTTTGAATCCTCTGGGAATACCGACAATATGTTCTATAAGAGAGCAGTTGAAATAGTCAAAACCAGAAGAGATCCTCTTGCAAAGTATCTTGGAGATGAAAAATGATGGAACCATTTGATGATGATTATGTAACTCGAACAGAAGTGCAGGAGATGATTGATGCCGCAATACGACGACACAACCGTAATGCTTCTATCATTAGTATGTGCGTAGGTTGGGTGGTTCTTTCTTTATTTGCTGAGGGACTTTTGAGATTAGTCGGCGTTATTCCACCTGTACTACCGTGGTTAAACATTACCTTAAAGTAAAAGGAAAATGTCTACACATACTAAACAAAG